CAATTATATTAGCAAGATTAGAATCTATATCTGTGTTGCCAAACCTAATTATACCCATGTCGGAAGTAGTGCTTCCGTTGGTTCTAGTTAACGCTAATATAGAAACACTACTGTTTCTTAATTGCAAGTTCCCGACTGTAGGAGTTGGTGTTCCTATACCAACGTTGCCTCCAGAAATAACGCGCATTCTCTCTGCACCATCAGTATAAAACCTTAAATAGTCTCCACCACTAGAACCATCTATTTTTGCAGCAGTTCCTCCCCACCTAATGCTTTGTCCATCATCAAGGAAAGAGTCTCCTGAATTTATTCGAACGGTGCCGTTGACTTGTAGCTTGAAGGACGGCGCAGTGCTTCCTATGCCAACATTGCCGTCAGCTGCAATACGCATTTGTTCAGTCGTTCCATTTTTGAACATTATTGAACGATTGCTGATTCCGTTTGTTGAATTACTTGCTAAAACTAATGAATACTTAGCTTGTATAGAAGAGTTATCTACCGCATTTGTCCCGCCGTTTAATTGAATTGAGGCTAGTGTTGCTGTACCTCCATTTACTGTTAATGGAGTAGCTGAATTGTCTCCAGCGAAACGGCCAGTTCCGGCAACATCCAACTTGAAATCAGGAGTCGCATCCCCTATGCCAACATTGCCATTTGAGGCAATTCGCATTCTTTCTGTCAGAGATGTCGCATTATGCGCTGTACTGAAAAGTATTGCAGCTCTATCACCATAAGTTGAATCGTCGGTAGCTTTAATCTCAGCCCCAATATCATTAGTCCCGGGCATTGACGAATCTTGGGTGTGCCATTGTATTTTACCATAATCATCTCCAGACACAGATGAATTAGTATCATGCAAAATCAATGTAGGAATAGAACCACGTAGATGCAATAAACTTTCAGGACTTGACGTTCCTACGCCAACATTGCCGTTGTTTAAAATACGCACCCTTTCTCCATTGTTGGTGCCAAAATATATAGATGAGTTTTCGTAGTTCCATATATATGCCCCAGCGCTTTGGATACCAAATTGCGCACCATCATTTCCAGATGTCCCAAGTGAGTCGTAAGTAACCTGAACATCCGACCTACTCTCACTTCCCCCACTAACATGCAGCTTTCTTGCTGGCGATGTAGTTCCTATACCAACATTTTTAGAAGTATCTATGTATAAAGCCGCTCCTGCATTTTGTTCTATTTGAACAGGATGGTTTGTTCTTGAACCAAAAATTGTTTTAGTGTCGTTGCTTTGTATGTAAGCGCCAACAGTATTTGTAGTATCTGTAACTCTAAGCTCTGGACTACCTGTACCTTCAATGTCTAAATTTGAATCGGGGCTAGTTGTTCCTATACCAAAGTTACCGTTACCTAATATAGTCGCTCGTTCGGCACCATTAGTAGCTAAAGCGAGAGGCTTATTCTCGTAAACCCAAAGGAAAGCATGAGTACCGTTTAATCCTAATCTTAATCCATCGCTGTTAGTTATGCCTTGATCAGTTGTTTGTATTCTTAAACCTACATTACTTGTGCTCCTAATATAGGATTCGCCGTTTACCTCGAGTCCACCATTAATATCTAATGTATTAGAAGGCGTGGTTGTTCCTATACCAACACTGCCAGAATTATTAATAACAAGTCTAGTGGTAACATCACTATTATACCCACCCGCACTTGCATTTGAAGTATGTGTTCCGAAATTTATTCCGTTACCAGCAACCCATAGCCCAGCACTGGCTCTTATCACGCCATTGTCGGTCAGCTCATAGTCTGTAGTTGCGCCATAACTATTGGAAAGAGTTTTTAATGTTCCAGCAGTTATTTGACCCGCTTTAAAGTCTGCATAACTTGCTATAGTTATATCTGCGTCTGTGGCGTCTTCTGTGGTATTGATTACCGCAAAGTGGTCATCACTTTCGTCCCATATAAATCCTACGTTTGTATCGTCTCCTCTTTCAGCAATAAATCCAGCATCAAGAGAAGCAGAGCCAGTTTGATTCTTGGCTAACAACAAGACAGGGTCTTCAACAAGTACGTTTGAGGTGTCGACCGTCATTGTCGTACCGTTAACAGTTAAGTCTCCATTGAAGATAGCGTTATTAGAGAAAGTCTTGACTCCTGCTATAGTTTGATTGCCGGTCAGCTTGACGGTAGTAGAGTCCAGAACTCCAGTTGCCGTGTTGAGTGCTGAGATGTCCGTATCGTTAGCCGTGACTTGCGTCTGGAGACTTCCGGTCGCCGTGTTGAGTGCTGAGATGTCCGTATCGTTAGCCGTGACTTGCGTCTGGAGACTTCCGGTCGCCGTATTGAGTGCTGAGATGTCCGTATCGTTAGCCGTGACTTGCGTTTGGAGACTTCCCGTAGCAGTTTGCAGTGCTGAAATGTCGGTGTCGTTGCTCGTTACTTGAGTCTGTAGACTTCCGGTAGCAGTATTTAAATTTGTAATCTGAGTAGAAGAAAGCGTTCCGCTAACAGTTAAATTACCAGAGGTGAAGATATGTCCAGCGCTAGTTACCTTAGCTCTTTCGCCTCCTGCGGTATAAAAGAACAAAGTGTCATCGTCAGAAGACTTTTCAGTTGAAACGTAAGTGTCTTCGTCAAGATCAATTACTCCTCCGCCAAGTTCTTTCCAAGCGCTATCCCGATAACCTTCATATTTACTTGTAGTAGAATTGAAGCGAATCATTCCATCCGCAGCCGTTGGTCTTTGAGCTGTAGTACCGACTGGAACTTTTATTGCATCAGTAGAATTTATATCAAGCTTCACAGATGGAGCTAAAGTCCCAATACCAACGTTACCGCCAAAATTATTAAGTGATAAGTCTCTGTTTCCGCCATCTGAATCCATTGACTGAAGCAGCGAATATCTTTCAGAAGCTGTCGCACTTATGTTTGCTTGTATTGACAAGCCGCCCCCGTTTGACGTGGCGTTTGCGAGAAGCCTGCCTACCTCTGTTCTTTCTGCCGCTCCAAAGTTTTTGTCAGTATAAAGGTATCCATCTTTTATATGAATTTTATAACTTGGAGAAGTTGTGCCTATACCTATGCTTCCTCCCTTTATATTCAAGTTGTTTGCTGACAACGTATTATTTAAGCCTAGGTACCCTACGCTGCCCTCTGCTCCTAAATATACTGAAGAGTCATCATCTCTAACTTGTATATGAGAACCATTATCAGAAGACTGAAATACTGCTACTATCTCTTCGTCAGTAGAGACATGAAAATCTGTAGTCGGACTAGAAGTGCCAACCCCAACAGACCCCTGAAAATTAGCTAGACCTGTGACAGTTATCGTATCGCTGAACACAGCGTCATCTTGTACAAACAAGTCGCCCTTAGTTGTTATGCTATCGGTATTAGCGTCACCTAATGTAAAGTCTCCGCTTACCCCTAGATCCCCAAGGACCGTTAAGTTGTTAACGAATGTCTTATCTCCGGTAACTGTTTGTGCTCCTCCAGTAACCAAAAGAGCATTAGCGTTCAAACCGTCTACATATGCCTTATTGGTTAAGTCTGTTGGATTAACCGGAGCAGCATTGTACGTAATATTTGTAGTAAAGTTGAAGTTGCTATAATTTGAATTACCAAAAGTTAATGTTCTATTTTGTGATATGTTGGCTGCGCTTTGACTTATTACAAGGTTGCCTCTGTTGTCCCTTATATCTCCAGCCATATGGAACTCCCCGTCGGCCTTAAAGTCTCCAGCTACATGGAGTTTTTTATCTGGAGAGGAAGTACCTATTCCTACTTGGTTGCTAGCGTCAACGACTATAGAAGTAGCTCCTCCAAAAGTTTTAACTAGTAGAGGATTTGTGTTATTGTCGTGAGGCTGTATGTTTAAGGCGTTGTTATTCGGGACAGCTTGGCCTAGTGCTATCTTTTTAGCTCTAGTTTCACCAGCGTTAGTGGCGTAAAAATGAAAAGACTGAGACGACGCAACGCTAAAGTTTCCTGAAACACCTACGTTGCCATCATTCTCTACACTTATATGAGAAGCCCCATTTGAACCAATATGCACTGGATGGCTAGAGTCTGTACCAAAAAAAGACTTTGAATTATCCGCATAGACGGTCGCCACTACGTTATTAGTAGTGTCCTGTATTTTCATCTGCGGAGTGGCTGCGTCAGTTATATGTAGTTCTGCAGTTGGAGAATCTGTTCCTATCCCAACGGAGCCGTTAAAGGTTGCGTCTCCAGTTACATTAACTGTATCTTCAACTATCAAATCGCCTCTTGTTATTATTTGGTCTGTAGTCTCATCTCCTAAAGTGAAGCTTCCACTTACAGATAGATCTCCAAGAACTTTTACATTCTCAGCGAAAGTCTTAACTCCTGATATAGTTTGGTCTCCTGTGTTAAGGATAGCCTTGCCACTTAAATCATTTATATCTGTGTCGTTCGAAGTGACTTGAGACTGAAGGCTGCCTGTGGCAGTGTTTAATGCCGCGATCTCAGAATCGTTACTATTTACTTGCGTCTGCAGACTTCCTGTCGCGGTTTTTAAATTAGTTATGTCTGTGTCGTTACTAGTTACTTGGGACTGTAAACTGCCTGTGGCCGTGTTAAGAGTAGATATATCTGTATCATTACTTGTAACTTGGCTTTGCAAGCTTCCGGTCGCTGTATGCAGAGAGGCTAGCTCATTATCGTTGCTGGTAATTTGAGCCTGAAAAGCTGCAACCTCTGTATCAACGTATGATTTTGTGGTAAAGTGAGAGTTTTGAGTAGGCGCTTGTCCTATAACATTGCCCTCAAAAGTAGTGACCCCGCTGACGGTCAAACTAGTTTTTACAAAAGCTGCATCATCTACATATAAGTCACCTTTGGAAGTAATTCTGTCTGCTGTAGTGTCACCTAGAGTGAAGTTTCCACTCACAGCTATATCATTCAAGAAAGTAGCCTTGTGGGCGAAAGTCTTTTCCCCAGAAACCGTCTGTACTCCGGTTGTCCTTACTGTGTCGCCAAGTAAAGTATTAATATTAGTATTTATATTACTTATATCTGTGTCATTACTTGTTACTTGTGACTGCAGACTACCTGTAGCCGTGTTTAATGCAGATATATCAGAATCGTTATTGCTGACTTGAGTTTGTAAGCTGCCTGTCGCAGTTTGAAGCGCAGTAATGTCTGAATCATTATTTGTTATTTGTGTTTGTAAATTGCTGTCAGCAGAATCCACGTACGATTTCGTTGAAAGGTGACCATTTTGTGTTGGGTCTGACGCCGTGACATTTCCACTAACAGTAAGATCTTTTTCTATATCAACTCCGCTTTTGAAGCTGGCTGAACCTGTAACAGTTACGCTATCAGCAAAATAACTGTCGTCTAATACTCTTAAATCTCCTCTTGAAGTAATAGAGTCAGTAGTAGTATCCCCAAGAGTAAAATTACCAGAAACAGATAGATTACCAGAAACAGTTAAATCATTATTAATAAAAGTATTACTATTTAATTTTATATTTCCATTACTTTCTATTCTTGCTCTTTCTGTGCCTGCTGTATAAAAGTATAATGTATCATCATCTGATGTTTTTTCAGTGCTAACGTATGTGTCTCTATCTACGTCGATTACTCCACCTAACCCCTGCCAGTTCGAACTATGGTATCCCTCGAACTGTGAATTAGTAGTGTTTAATCTAATCATACCATTAGCAGGAGTCCCCGGTCTTTGGGCTGTAGTTCCTACTGGTACTCCAAGGTATCCATTTGTATTTACTGATACATTATTTGAAAAATTAACATCTCCACCTAAGCTACCACTTACGCCTAAGTTGCCGTCATCATCCAATGCAAACTCATAACCGTTTGTAGCGTTAGTATTTAATATTTTAAATTGGGCGCCTTCTGGTTTCTGCGTTGTAAGTGTTCCACCATCAAGAAATAAGTTTCCATCAAAGAAAGTTCCAGCAGTCGCAGTATTGCCTTTTAGTCTTATTTGGTCTCCAGTAACGCTAATCTGCGCTCCGCCAGTTCCTATAACAATTGTATTATCTGCAAAGTGTCCAGACTTAGCATATATATTTGCCCATCTATAAGTAGGTGAGCCTAAGTTGTAAGTATCATGAGTTCTAGGGAGAACGTTGCCTGCGCTTAACGCGCCTGTGATAACTACCTCGTCGCCAAAAAAGGCGTCATCTTGAACATAAAGGTCTCCCTGTGTTGTAATTGTATCGGTCTGAGAATCACCAATGTTAAAGTCACCGCTAACGTTAAGAGCCCCGCTAACTGTCAGGTCGTTAAAGTAACCAGTATTAGAAAACAAGTTACCCCAAGTTTGACTACCTGCTCCTAAGTTCTCTATTCCGGACTCGTTAGGTAAAAAATTTCTATTAGATGCCCAATACGTGCCACCATCTATCAACCCTGTGCCGGGAGGGCCTTGTGGCCCCGTAAGAGTTACATTGGACGTAGTTTTAGTAGACTCCGTTTCTACTGAAGTAGTAGTAGGAGTTGACTGTACTGTTACATCTACTTGGACAGGCATTTTTAGCTAGTGGTGACTTCTGGGGAAACTATGAATTTCCCTTTCATTAATTTTATTATACTAGGCTCTACAACCGAACCTCCGACTTGCTCTTCTGTGTACCTTTCTATGTCATACACATGAGTTCCGACTGGCAGAGATGCTGTTTGAGACCCGCTAATAAAAACATCAATTAAACCACTAGCGTACCCGCTTCCATTTGTTCCCGAGACTACAGTTGGACCTAAGTCCAGTAAAGTGCCGGTGTCTCCATATCTATGTTTTACAACGCCTCTTACCTTGTAGCCACTTAAGTTAATGGCAGCAGAGTTTTCGTCTTTTACATTCAACCTGACATCCAACTCTGAACCTTGCAAAACTGAAAAACTATAACTTGTAGCCATACAGTTAAAATTACACTATATTCAACAAAAAAACCCCGCATAAAGCGGGGTTGAGTGAATTTAATTATAAAAATAAAATTATCTACCTTCTGCTAGTATTTTTTTAGCTTTACTAGAGAGATTATTAGAGTTGTCAGTATTAGATTCTTTTCTATCCTCATAAGAATTTACGTGTCTTCTAAATTCTCTAACTAACCTTTGGGTTAGCATCTCTCTATTATCTACAGGGATTAGTCCTATTTTAGTCGCATGGGCCTGAAGATCGGTTTTAGTCATCTCTTGAAGCTGCTCGTTATATTCTCCTAGCTCCATAGTATTATACTTCCACAAACCTGTGTCTCCCCAAATTTGGTCTAGGGTGGTTGGTGTAGAACCAGAATCCTCTTTCCCGTGGATTTGTTTCGTGTTCCTTTTTTTAGTTCCTTTATTAATGTTTACAGTGGTTTTCATAACCTTTTTCCTTTCCTAAAGACTTATACACGGGGCAAAAAATTCAGAGAATACAAAAAAAACCCAAGGCCGAAGCCTTGGGTTTATGATTATATTGTTTGGTGTTATTAGATAACCAACCCGACAACCGCACGGGAATCGATACAAACACGTCCCTCTTCGAGAGCGCCGTAGAAGCCAAGCTTCTCCTGTCTCTGGACGTATTGATCATCCGGCTGAGCCGTGAACGAAGCGCCAGAATCAGAGTTCTGAGCCAAAGCGCGAACAAACGCACCCTTGCTGTTATCGATACCAACCGCGAGCTCATCAGTACCAGCGGCCCAAGCATGAGCGCCACCAGAACCATCAGGAGCAATATTGCCAGAATCGAAGGAATCAAACAGAGTTGAATACTTCTTGCCAACACCAAGCTCGTTAAGCTCAACGATGTTTACTCCGAAGATCTCGGAAGTACCAGCGTTATTGTAGATTTCGCTACGGACAGAATCCGGAAGAGCGACAGAGCTAGCACCAGAACTTGTCACAGCACCGTGACGAGTGTTCATTGGCTGGTAAGCAAAAGCTCTTACCTGCTCTTTAACTTCTGGACTGACATAAAGGTCAGTAATACCGTTGCTATAAGCGTTATCTGGAGTACCACCAGCAAATGACTCATTGATGCGCTTGTTAATAGTCATCAACTTATTCAAGTCAGCCAACTGGAAAGTGCTTTCTGTACCCACTGGAATCACGTGAGAACCAGCCTTCAAGCTGGAAATACCCGTGCCAGCAGCAGTCACAGCAGAAGAACTTGCCTCAGCAACCGCTTTAAGAATAACAGCCCAAGCATTACGCTCCTGCTTAACAAGAACTTCCTGAGCCATTCTTTCAACTCCCTTGCTGATCACGTCCAAACGGCCACGACGAGCATACTTCTTAAGGAAGCTAACTGCACTATCCAAACGATAAGTAGCAATTTTAAGCTCAGACATGCCTTCTACATGACTAGCAGGAAGACCACCAGCAATACCCTGAGACCATACGGTCACAGCGCCTGCTCCATCAGCATAATAAAGATCAAGTGGGTAACTTGGGCTGTCGTCCTCATCAAAAGGTGAGTCAACATAGACAGAACCCGCAGTACCAGCTTGATTCAACACTTGCTGAATAACCGGGCCAAGAAAGGCAGCGAAAGCTTCTTGAGCTTCGCGAGCAACAGTCTGCTGCTTAGAACCCATGGCCTTAACTAATTCAACCTGTTCAGGTGTATTTTTCAAATTTAATCTCATTTTAAAATATCTCCTTTATAAATTACAGTTCAATCTTCACTAGAACATTTCCATCTGCGTCTTTAGCACCGAGGAATTTTCCAACAACCTTGCCACTATTTGTTGCGCTAATGACACCATTAGCAGCAGCATATGCGACACCACCAGCGGCAGGGGTTCCACCAACGCCGTTGTATAAAACAACACCTTTGGTCAAAATTGGAACAGCTTGTCCGCTTACAACAGCCTGCAATTCAGCAGCCTTACGAGGATTGTAGATGAGCTTCTCACCGTTCTCATCTGTTTCCTTTACATCATACAGAGTAATACCGAGGATGTTGTCGCCAGTAGCAGCAACAGTCACACATGCAGGTACTCCATATCGTTGAGAAACCGTGTTAGTGTAAGCCGCTCCCGGATTACCTAACATGTCCAAGTCACTAGATGCGCCATTCTTCCATCCATCACCAGTTACAGCGACCAAAGTTCCCTTGTTAAAAGGAACTGTGATACCATTACCAGTAAGAGAGAAAAGATTGATGACATCGTGCTCATCATATTGTCTAAATGCTTTTAAATCAGCCATATTATTTTTCTCCTAAAATTATTTATTAAAACTCCAATTACCCATATCAAAAGCTTTCTTATACTTATCGTATACGTCGGCTTCTGAAGCGTTTGCAGAAACAGGGACTTCGTCCTTGATCTCTTCTGCATTATCCAATGCTTCTTCAACTACTTCTTCGACAGATGTCTCAGTAGAAGCGGTTGCTTCAGCTTGCTCGACTTCAACTTCCACTTCCTCAGGAGCCTCGTCAGACTTAACTCTAGAAGAGAGGAGAACTTGCATGTCGTTCAAATACTTAGTAAAAGCTTCGTCATCCAAATCTTTGATTTGGCTAGCAATCACCTGACGGTCTTCGTCAGAAAGGTTATAGGCCTCGTCGAGGCTAGCCATTCTTTCGTTGAACTTGTCAAAAGCGATTCTTTCAGCTTTTTCTTTTTCCAATTCAGCGATGGAGCTGGAAAGCTTTTCAAGCTGCTCCTTAACATCACTGTGTTCCGCGGACAATTTTTCAAAATCATCCTTAGCAGCCTTCAAGGCCGTTTCGGTTTCGGTTTTTTCTTCATTAAACTTTTCCGAGGCCTCTTTGAGCTGTTCCTCGATAAAGTCAGAAATCACCGAAGCCGACAACTCCTTCAAAGACTCTTCTGTTATATCTTTAATAGAATTTAACTTCATGTTTCTTCCTTTATTATTTTGATTTACATCAGTTTCCACAACTTGTGAAATTGTTTTTTCCGAAGCGGCATCTTCTTGTGTAGGCATCAATTCGTCTTTTTTAACGAATGTAATTTTTGAAGCTAGACCTTCAACGTCTGCCGCAGGGTTTTCTGTAAGCCCAATTCCTAACGGAAGGACTTCATTAATAACTTGGCGATAGACGCTGCGTCCATCGTTTAGCTTGCCTTTGCCTCCAAAGGCTTTTAAATATTCTTTAACGTTGGCCATGGCTGATTCATCTTTAATAATTTCAGCATTCTCCGTGTTTTTCTCTTCTCCTTCTACTGCTAAAATTTGGTAGTCAGCAAAACCCAACTCCCAAGAAGCGCTAACTTTCATATAGTTGTCACTAGTTGGATCAGCAGAGTCTTCAATGTAATTTGCCAATTCTGGATTAACTATTCTCCAAACAATTCCGCCCAAGGTCACGTTGAAAGGGGCGTTACTTGCTTTTACTTCTTCTTCAGTTAAAGGTTTATCAGTTCCAAATTCAGAATAACCAGTAGTCAAAATAGTCCCAAGGATCTTATCTCTGTTATGCTCGATGTTAATTGGTTTGTTAATAAATGAATCTTTGATCCTTACTGCTGTCTCTGTGTCGATTACGTCGCCATTTTTATTAGCTCTATTAGCGACAAAAGCATTGAAAGCCACAGGAAGCAGGTCGACTTCTTTTTCAGTGTCAATTTCTGGAACAAACTTCTCCAAGTCCACCATAGAAGCTAAGCTTAGAAACTTGTCCTTCTCTTCGGAGACAACAGGTCTCACTGTGGAGCTGAAAATTGAAGTGTACTTTAAATTTTTCATAGTTATATACCTTTTTTACACGTAATAGTCAAAATTTGTTGTATAATCTTCTTGGATATACAAATCTTCTAAATTGTCAAACGGAAAATCTTTTAAGCCACTTTCTTCGGCTTGTTGGCTTGAGGCGGTCAAATCTGCTTCAGAAATTTTTAGGTTCAACTTTTCGTCAAAATATTTTTTGTCAAACCCCTCTGATTTCACCTTGAGAAAAGCATCAACTCTAGCAATCGCGTGAGCTAACTTATTTCCCCCTACGCACTGGTCAAACCCATCACAAAAAACAGTTTTTAGCTGGCTAATATTTGTTTTATTTGCCCCCTCCTTAGAATTGTGATCAGAAATTTTTGCTTTTAGAAATTCTAAAATTCTCTTTGATAGGTGTATAGCTAGTTGTTCCTGATCCTCCTTTGCGGGTACATTGCTTCCGCTATTAGTGAAGTCAATTTCTATAGAGTGTAACATGAGCTATTTTTGTATACACAAAATAATAGCCCAAATACCTTTTTTAATAAAAAAAATTTAAATTTTACTATTAAATAATATGCTAGCTAAATAGCTATCTACTTGATGAGTAAAAGCAATATCTTGTATCTTTTTAACTCTATCTTCATTTGAGTCAATCGGTGAGGATATATACTCTTCTATTTTGGAACCCCAATCACTGGGCTCTTCATTAGCGATGATAATCTCTGAAATACCTGCTGCTACTTCTTTCTGTTGTTTGCTGAGCTTTCTCTTTTTATGCATCTTTCTAAGAGAAGCCTCTACTGAATCAGTAAGTTTTTGGGCAGCTAATAGATTGTTTTTGATCTTTTCTAAGCTGAATTTAAATTCAGAAGCTCCAATAGGCCCAACTGTATTAGTCTCTAAAGGAGTGTTTATCCCTTCGGGTCTGCCGTTTTCTTTTGGTGCTTCTTTGGGAGCGTTGTTAGATGTCCCAGAAGCTCTGCCTTTGGCTAGCTCTTTCTGAGTGTTGGGTCCGCCCATCATTGGCTCATAAAAACCTTTGTTCCTCTGCTCAACATACTCTTTTTGAGACTCTTTGGACTCTTCTGATGTTGGAAGTCTTCCGCTTCCGATAGCCTCAAGACCTTCTTCTGGAGTGAGAACACCCAACTCGACAAGCCTAGTATAAATTTTAGAATAGATAGCTTGGTCTTTAAGTTCTATATCCTCAAAATGAGGAGTAGGATAATTTTTAAATCCAAGAATCTTCGAAATTCTCTTAATCTCTGGCATTAAGAAGTTATTGATAAAAGCCATTCTAGCTTGCTTTAGTCTTTCGACGAACACTTGAATCTTGATTTGAGCATTAGCAAACTTCTCATCTCCACTCAACAAAACGTTATTCAAGCCAAACTGGATGTCAGCGTTAACTATCTCGTACTTTTTAGGGTCAAGAATATTTCCAATCTCCGGCACAACAAATTGGGCTTTAGTTGTATAATCCGCAATCAACACCCTTCCGACAGACTCGTTTTCAAAAAGCTTTTGCATAGCTTCAAGGTTTCTTTGATTGACTCCGCCTTTGTCTGGGTCTGTTCCCATTGTGACCAAAAGAACTGTTTGTTGGATTGTACGGGTGATGGCCATATCCATCTTCTTCAACTCCGCTTTCCAGTTAATATCTTCAAGAACCGGATAACCCATTGGAACCGCAAAAGGCTCGTAATCTTGCTTCTTATAAAAGACTGCTACAACCTTGTTCGTGTCTAATGGGATTTTAATCATTGTAGCTTTAGGGTCTTGCAATTGTTTTTTAATTTCTGGATCAAGACCTTCGTAAACCTCCTTGTCCTCTTCCGTTCTTGGGTTCCTAAGTCTGTCTAACTCATAGTCAGACAAAGTCTTGTAATATTTACCAGCAACAAAAGAAATATTGCCGCCCATCTTGATGTCGGCTGGGTTGAGGATAATGTAGCGAGAAGGGATTACAACGTCCGCTAAATCATTAATGTTAGCATATGTTTGATTAATCTTGAGCATATCACCCTTCTGAATTTTCGAAGAGAACTTGTAGATAAAGACATTGCCTGAGCGGTAGTATTCTCTGAAGAACTTGTCCTGCAAGTCGAGCACATCTAGCTTCTTAAAGAAAGCATCAAAGAAGTCTCTAGACTTCTTGTTTCCTCCGGTGTAGTAAATGTCACTAGAAGAAAACTCAGTCATCAAGTCAATAGTGTTTCTGAATACGGCGAAGTTATAGTATGCCTTTTGACAAAGAACTATCGCATCTTTTACATCTAAAGAAGAGTCAGATTTTGAGCCATAATTAGGGGTATCATATTTAAAAGGAATGAGCCCATCATCAATGTTTTCAAACCTGTATAGCCTGTCTACTGAGCCAGCTTTGTTCCATCTAGTCCTTGTCGACTTGACTGCCAAAGACTCACTTTTTGAACCGTGAGACATTAAAGGCGTGATTTCTTCTAATTTTTTCTTTTGAGTGGCCATATTCGAAGTATTTTACACTATATTGTAATTATATAGACTCAATATTAAAGAATAATATTTATATTAATTATTTTTTAGTGCTTCTACTTCTGCTTTCAGAGTCTCTACTTCTTTTATCGTCTCTTGTAGCGCTGACCATAGTATTGGGATCAAGCCTCTATCAGAAATATGTTGAGCTTTAATAGACCCATCTTCGTTTAATTGGTCTTTATCTTCTGGTACTACTGTATTTATTTGCCCCAAGACCTCTTTCATCTCATGGGCCAAGAAGCCGACTTTCGGAATGTCCATAGACTCTCCGGTATCTTTAGCTCCTTTTTCATTCCAGTTAAAAGAATACACTGGTACTTGTTTTATAACATTAGTAGAGCAGCAAAGGTTAGACCAGCAAGTTAAATTAGTTTTTAACCGGTAATCAGAAGAAGGAGAACTGCTCATGTAAAAATAACAAGTATTTCCATTTTCATCATGGAACATAGGGTTGCAACCATTAACAAAGAAGGTACCGTAACAATTACTATAATTTGAAGAACCAGTACAACTACGCTTTAACATTAAATAGCCTCCGCTATTGTAATTTGAAAGTATTCCATAACATGTAGCGCTATTTTTTACTTTAAATATCGGCGCGTCCGTGCATGAAGTGCCACAGAGTTTAGAAGCGCAAAAGCCACAGCTATTGCAAGTAGTCACCCATCCAGATGCCCCATCACATGTTTTTCCACCGCCGGCAGTGATTCCAGTTATGTTCGACCCATCTCCATGAAGTGTTCCGCACACATTTGTAGCTCTAACAGTTGGAGCGCAAACAATAGTAGTGCCGCACAAGGTCGCACCTTTAACAAGCGTAGAACCACAAACAGTAGCAGCTTTAAGGCAGTCATTAACGATTAGCTCACTCTGTAGAACGCTATTAGCTATTGTATTGTTTCCACATATTTTAGACCCATCTATATTGGTTCCTTGTACTAGGTAATTTGCAGAGTTAGGAAATATATTGTTTGGTATTTTATTAGGTGCAACTTTTCTAGCGCCAGTATTGCTGATGCAAACAAAAAATCCGTCACTAGTCGTAACATCTGATGTATATGCTGCAGCGTCTGTAAAGCTAGCGCCAGATGAACCGCTTGAACCAGAAGTCCCAGCTGGGCCAGTTATTCCACTTGAACCAGATGAACCACTAGAGCCGCTTGAGCCAGATGGTCCAGTTGCTCCACTTGATCCACTTGATCCACTTGATCCAGAAGTTCCAGCTGGGCCAGTTATTCCACTTGAACCACTTGAACCACTTGAACCAGAGGAACCGCTTACACCACTTGAACCAGAGGAGCCGCTTGTACCAGATGAACCACTTGAGCCACTTGTACCAGAGGAACCGCTTGCGCCAGACGAACCACTTGATCCACTAGAACCACTTGTACCATCTTCGCCACTTGAACCACTTGATCCACTAGAACCACTAGAACCACTTGTACCATCTTCACCACTTGAACCAGACGAACCACTTGAGCCACTTGAACCAGAAGAGCCACTTGCACCACTTGAACCAGAAGTACCAGACGACCCGCTTGTTCCACTAGAACCAGAAGTACCAGACGAGCCACTCGTGCCAGATGAACCACTTGTTCCGCTAGAACCAGAAGTACCAGATGAGCCACTTGTCCCAGCATCCGACATTATTTCGACTGCTACATCGATTATGTTTCCTGTTGAAAATGAACCGGCGGTACTAATTTGATCTACCGGTACAATAAGTATAGCGTTGTTTCCACTATAAGAGCCGCCAACGTTACCGGTCACTTCATACTTCTGTATGTTTGAATTACTCAATGTGCTTGGTAAATCGGAGCTACTAGTAACCCCAGTATCTGTAAGTGTAATTATTGCTCGTCTGCTTGTATTAGTGCTGTCATCCCAAGTGTGTATATAACTTACTTGGTTGTTGCCGTACACATCACTTGCGTTAAGGTAAAGATGAGAGTCAAACAGAGACTTACCCATTTCGCCGGGGACAAGTGTGCCAGAAGATGGGGTTCCGGGGCCGTTGTAATCAAATTTATAAAATATAGATGAACCATAGTTTCGGTCGCCATCTTGGCCACTAGAACCAGAAGACCCACTAGAGCCAGATGGTCCAGTTGCACCATCTTGACCACTTGAACCAGATGAACCAGAAGACCCACTTGAGCCAGATGAACCACTCGTGCCAGACGAACCACTCGTTCCACTTGAACCAGAAGTTCCAGCTTTGCCACTTCTAGAAAAAGAAATTAAACAAATATCGCCATTGCTAAAAGGGCTGTCGGCGCTATAACCTGTTTCATCAATATTAAAAATCCAGAACGGACCATGATCAGTAAGGTCACTAGTAGCGTCAAAAGAAATAAATTTAGAAGGGTTAAATTTTTCCGTAATCTTTATAGAAAAAGGTATATCATTATAATCTGTATCGGGAAGATGATAAAAGAAATCGGCTACCGTAGTGTTATTATTTGTATCTTCATCTATATGAATAGCACCAGCCTCCCTCTGTGTATTGCTACCACTACCAAACCTAAAGCTTTTATTAGATGGTTGTCCTCCAGTAGTACTTTCAAATATAAATTCAAAAGTTTGACCTCCGAAGTCTCCGTCTTGACCAGATGAACCACTTGAGCCACTTGAGCCACTTGAACCAGAGGAACCACTTGTACCACTTGAGCCAGAGGAACCACTTGTACCACTTGAGCCAGAGGAACCACTTGTACCACTTGAGCCAGAAGAGCCACTTGAACCAGACGAGCCACTTGAACCACTTGTACCATCTTCGCCACTTGAACCAGACGAACCACTTGATCCACTAGAACCACTTGTACCATCTTCGCCACTTGAACCACTTGATCCACTAGAACCACTAGAACCACTTGTACCATCTTCACCACTTGAACCAGACGAACCACTTGAGCCACTTGAACCAGAAGTTCCGTCTACCCCTTTATCTCCCGTACGAGCAAAAGTAATTATAATGTCTTCATTATTAGAAAAAGTTCCGCTACTATCTATGATGTTACATTCAACATTAAAGTAAGTATCACTAGTTTCATTATGCAAAACGTCTGCATCATCTCCTAAGATTCCCTCGCGGTTTGTAATTGTTGCAAGAACGTACGTTGAAGAATCAAACTTTTTAGTGACCTTGAAATGCCCTTTTATAGTAGAAGTTGAGTCAGCAATTGTTTGTAGGTAACTGCTTATATTATCTGAGTTAGCGTCTAAATAGTCTATAGAAAGGTACTTTACATTACTGTAAGTAGAGTTGTTGAAAAATAGTTTTCCATTAGCTGGCTGTCCACTTGTCTGAGTTGAAAAGGCATATTCAAAAGATGCACCGCCAAAGTTTCCATCTTGTCCACTTGAACCAGAGGAACCACTTGAACCAGAGGAGCCACTTGCACCACTTGAACCAGATGAACCACTTGAACCAGAGGAACCAGAGGAACCGCTTGCGCCAGACGAACCACTTGAGCCACTTGAACCACTTGAGCCAGAAGAGCCACTTGAACCACTTGAGCCAGAAGAGCCACTTGAACCAGATGATCCACTTGAACCAGAAGGTCCTTGAACACCTCCAAGGTTTATTGACCAAGAATTATAAGGCCCAGCTCCATTACTCGCTCCCCCTGTACTAGTGACAGACAAATTACTTCCAGAAAAACTATCCACTGTAGCATCAAATTTATTAGCCGGAGCAGCAGTAGGGGTAATAGTCAAAGGCTGCCCAATGGAATAAGCGTAAACACTACTATCTAAAACAAATTGCAAGTAAGCAGTATCACTATTGGTGGACACGTAAGTTTCTGGATGCCCGTCTGGAACTTTTCTACTAGAGGTACTAGTAGATTTGTATAAAGCTCCATCAGCCCCACTTGAACCGGATGAACCAGATGAACCACTTGTACCAGATGAACCACTTGTACCAGATGAACCACTTGTACCACTTGAGCCAGAGGAACCACTTGTACCACTTGATCCAGAGGAACCACTTGTACCACTTGATCCAGAGGAGCCGCTTGTACCACTTGAACCAGAGGAACCGCTTGCACCACTTGAACCAGAGGAGCCGCTTGCACCACTCGAACCAGAGGAGCCGCTTGTACCAGATGAACCACTTGAGCCACTTGTACCATCTTCGCCACTTGAACCAGACGAACCACTTGATCCACTAGAACCACTTGAACCATCTTCGCCACTTGAACCACTTGATCCACTAGAACCACTAGAACCACTTGAACCATCTTCGCCACTTGAACCAGAGGAACCGCTTGTACCACTTGAACCACTTGAACCAGAAGAGCCACTTGAACCATCTTCGCCACTTGAACCACTAGAACCACTTGAACCATTTTCACCACTTGAACCAGAGGAACCGCTTGTACCAGATGAACCACTTGAACCACTTGAACCAGAAGAGCCACTTGAGCCATCTTCACCACTTGAGCCACTTGAGCCAGAAGAGCCACTTGAGCCATCTTCACCACTTGAGCCATCTTCACCACTTGAACCAGAGGAACCGCTTGTACCAGAGGAACCGCTTGTCCCAGAGGAACCGCTTGTGCCAGATGATCCACTTGAACCAGATGATCCACTTGATCCGGAGGAACCACTTGTACCACTTGTACCACTTGAACCAGAGGAGCCACTTGAACCACTATCACCAGTACGAGCAAATGTCAAAACACACTCATCGCCATTAGTAAAAGGAGAGGACGCGCTAGAAGCAACCGCATTAATATCTACCTTGTGGTAACCATTTGGCTCCGGGTCAACATTGTTATTTGGGCCTATCGTAAATAAAATAAACGCACTAGTGTCGAAGCGTTTAGTTACTTTGAAGTGACCTTTAATTGTGGATGTCGAGTCGTCGATAGTCCTTAGATAGGATTCTATGTTATTTCCACTTGCGTCTTGGTCGTCTATAAGCAAGAAGCTCGCATTGTTTTGGATGTTTGTTCCTACGTTAAAGCCAAAGCTTCCATTTCCCGGATCAGAATTAGTTACTGAATTGTTGTAAGTGTATCTAAAAGCAGCTCCCCCAAAGTTTCCATCTCGTCCACTTGATCCACTAGAGCCACTTGAACCAGAGGTGCCAGAAGGACCAATAGGACCTTGGGCACCTAAGGTGTTTATAACTCCATCAGCAACGCTTCCACTTCCAGCTATAACAGCACTAGAAGTTATAGTCATGGCCCCGGTTCCGGAATTATAACTAGCTACGGTGCCTTCAAATTTTTTGGTTGTTGGATTGGCGGCACTTACTAAAAGTACACCCTGACCTACAGTCCAAGCTAGTCCTCCTTCTGTAGTTATGGAAACCGTGTCCCCTGAGCTACTAGGCAAAGTAAATGTTGAGACAGTCGTACTCTTAAACTTATCTCCGGAATAACCAGAAGTACCAGAAGACCCAGAACTTCCAGAAGAACCAGAAGTACCAGAAGGACCCCTTTGTCCTACCCTGTCATTAATTACCATTTTTCCACCCCAAACATGATCAGTATGCAACCCGCAGTTATAATAAAGTACATCTGGTGAACTTTGGGGAACGGTAAATAAAAGCTCTGAAGTAGCACTTCCTCCAGCGACGCTAGAGTTACCACTGTTAACGCCAGTAGGATAGGCATTAGCGAAATTGCCTAAAGTACCCGTAGCTGTAGCTATATACAATTTAGCACTATTACTCGCTAACGTAGAGGAAGATATATCGAACTTATACGTCTCCCCTCTCTGCAAATATATAGTAGGAGTTTTAGATTGCGCTGTTGTCTCATGGCTTCCCGCTACAACATCAGAAAGGTACAAATAAAGATCACTCCCGTCACTCTGAGCTGTGACTTTGAATTCTTTTTGAAAATAGCCGCTAACATTAGTTGTTAAAGTATTGAGAGTGCTGCCCGTAGAAGCTATACTTGCAGAAAGCTGAACGCCACTTTCCATAAGTTTTCCTCCTCCGCTTATGTCCAAGTTGCCACTTACTATTGCGTCTCCGCTGACATGAAGCTTCTTTTGAGGAGCGCTAGAAGAAGAAAATTCACCGATACCTACGTTTCCATCGTAGTATAAGTGATCAGCTCCATCAAACACAGGTTGACTCGCATGTTTAAATTGAATTTGCCCAGCGGAACCAGAAGGTATACCTCCATGTGTAGATATTTTTGTATTTAAGTCACCACTAGCGGTATCAATTCTGGTCTTGATTTCATCTGTGTAGCCACTTAAAGCGCCACTAGTCGTACCCACATAAGACTGAGTAGCTAATCCACTTGGGTCAGATAATGGGTAAAAATGACCAGACCCCACTTCTGCCATAAAACCGCTAAATTCACCGGATTCTGTTTGGTTAAGTCTGATTAAGTTGTCTGAAGGCATCTATAGAGATCATTACACTTTTTATGCTTTATTTAATGTATAAATACTATATTGTTTATGTATTTTTGAAACAAAGATTCAGCTACCTCTGTCTTTTTTACCCCATGAATAAAGAAAATGTTTTCCTTATCTTCAGGAACCGCGAACCATTCGTCTTTTTCGTTAAAAAAAATGTTACCATGCTCTTTCTTCCAAAACGGAATAGCTAGACTCTTTTTAAAAAACTCACAAAAGTTCAAATAGGCGTAGTCACGAAATTGCAAATTTGGGTTTAAATCTATTGATCCTAAATCATCAGACAGGTAAGTTGAAGCATTATACTTAGATAACATTGCGTTCATAAACGTCTCGCCGTTTACTGGCATAAAAATATTCTCGCTTAAGCACTTTTTATACAAGTCTACTGATTCAGACCAAAAATCAAAAGAATTACTATGAGAAAGACTAATACAACCAAAGGCGTGCCAAGGAAGCCTGTTTTTCGCTCCAACAAATTCCATACATTCTTCGCTAAGTAAATTAACTTTCTTGCCATTTTTCCACATAAAGACGCTTTGGTATGTATGCTTTCTCAACAAAGGATACTTCAAGTGCTCTATATTTTTTTCCCAAATTCTGTCTATGTATTTTGTCGCTATAACATCAGAATCCACCCATGCAACCTTTTCATACCCCATTTCAAAAAGCTTCAAGTTTAATTCAAATTTAGAAAGCCAAAAAGAAGCAGCGAAATCATCTGAAAAGTCAGTAAACGAGTCAACGCCTGAGCCGCCAACCTGCCTAAATCTATTAGGGCTAGGAAGATTTCTTTTTTCTTCAAGATTTATAACCTCCATATTTGGGTAATCAAAAGGTAGTTTAGAGTTTGAAAAAACGACAATCTTCCGAGTTGAAAAAATACACAAGCTCCTAATCAATATCTCTAAGACATTTATATAGTTTTCTGACCAGTGATTTTCGCCACTATCTTCGTCTTTAAATAAAATAGTAGAGAATACTTCTTTTTTGGTGTTCATGATTTTTCTATTGTTTGATCTTTTTCGTTCCACCTAAAACCACATTCTCCGTTATAAAATTTTTTTTGGTATTCTATTTTATCTTTTATGCTATTAGGGCCACAAGTGTTTTTTGAGTTAGTCCAAGTGTAGTGGTCTGGGAAAGCTATTTCTTTAGGTACTTTTGTATTCTTTTTTAATCTATATTCTTCTCTATCTTCGTAGCAAAAATGATTATCCCAATAATACTCTTTTATTCCTCCGTGTCTTTTAGTCCATATTAACCTAACAGGAGAAAAGTCTTCCCAATCACCATCATCTCCTACGTAATTTTTAAGCTGTATTGCGTACCAGTCAGATTCAGCATTGTTTTTGACGAAGTTGATAGTATCTCTGATTTGTTGTTCGGTATAAAATTCATCTGCATCTAGCATGAATATTAAATCTATGTCTTTTTCTTTGCAATAGTCGATATGCAAACTTCTAGACTCGTGGTCGCTTAAAGCCTCTTCAGGTACAGAAAGGTAGTCTATAATGTTGGAGTAGTCGTTCTGAAACATCGAAAGCGTTTCTGAATTACTGTCTTCTACGCCCATCTCTTCGTATATTTTGAATTGCCTACTATGTACCCAAAAATCTAAATTCAATTCGTCTTTTAACTTCACCCAAGGTTCAAATAATCTGGGAAAAGCTTCCGCACAATTGTAGGCCATAATTTGGACGCCTATTTTGACTTTTTTTGTTATTAGGTTTATTTTCTCTTTTACCATTTTAAAAGTTATACCTTTAGAGCATTCAAAACTTTTATTTTCAGGACACCAATTCCAGTCCCCCTTATCAAACTTATGGCTTATGTCGTTCCAACAGCTATTGCATACGTCTAAGTTCTGCACTCTATAAGGCGTTTGAAATTCTGCAAAATATTTACTAAAGCCAGATATCAAAACTACTTTTCTACCAAGAGCCCAAGCTAACCAAGACATCCCGGACCCTAAACCAATAAAAAACTCACAATGCTGAATCCAGCCAGCGGCTTGCTCTAAATCAGTCGCTTCGGGGTGAATAACGTTTTTCAAAGAAGGAGTGTCCATCCATCCTAGGGGCTCTTTTTGAATAACTACAACTTTATACCCAAGCTCGCTTAGATAGTCGACAGTTTGCTGCCATCCAGACTTGTTCTGCCAGTGCTTTAAGCCCGCTGTAGAAGCTATAGATATGCAAACATATTTTTCTTTCAAGTTTCTAGGCCTATCTTTTTCGTGTAGCTTAGGCCTCACCTCTCTGTGTTCTAATCCTAGTATGTCTGAAGCAGTTTGCTGTAAAGGTATAGACCTTGGGTCGTTAGGGTTTCTATTAGTGTTTTTCCAGTCGTCAAACCAACCTAGTTGATAAGAAGCATAGCAATCTACTATCTCGTTATGAGAAATAAAATTTATATTAGGATATGACTCTCTTAATAAATCATTATGGAAAGTCTGACAAAAAATAATACAATTATACTTTACTCTAAACTGCTCTACATATGGTATCCACGCGATAGTGTCTCCAACAGAACTACTGTCAAACGAAATTAAAACTTTTTTATCTTTTGCGTCAAAAGTTTCTTCATAAATAATCTCGCCGTTTTCTTCTTCTACTTTTATTCTCCAATTAACAAACGTTTTTGGGGAAGGTTTTGCCCAATGGTGGCAAAGCAAACTGGTTTGATAAACTAATTCATTATTTTCGTTGTCTATAAAACTTACTTTGCGTTTTCCAGAAAAGTTTCCCGATAACTCACAAAAAGCTCCATCGACAAACGAGGTCTGTACTAAGCAGTTTTCCGCAGGAGAAAATAGCTTGGATACTTTCTCCACGGAAGGATGGCACTCGAACGTTTCTTTACTTTCTAGACACTTCCATAAAGGCGGTGTTACATTAAACTTGCCGTGCTCTTTAACCGCATACTTTAAGTCAGACGCGCAAAAAATATCACAATCACCACCAACATAAGTATATCTATATTCTTGACTACCCATTCTGAATGGAGCGCGGAACTTGTAGTTTATAGAACTACCTAATTGAATTATCTCCGTGTTTGTCGAACCAGCTAAATGAAGGAGGCCCGTATCCATTGTAATGAATTTTTCTGCCCTATTAATAATGTGCCAAGTTTGAGACAGGTTGGCCTTTTCGGAGAGGTCTATTAGGTTTGGGTTTTCTTCAAACTTAAATATATATTTTATTTTTGACCAGCTTCCTACCTCTGGTTCTTTTTCAGTCTTGCCTGTTATGACTACCTTGTGTCCCAGATCTATGAGGTAGTCTATTAATGCTTGCCATTTTTCTTGTGGCCAAGTTCTGGATTCCCAATTGAAAGCAGGGTGAATGCAAATATAGTTTAAAGGAAGATCTAAGTCTTCGTATTTGTCAGCGATAAAATCATATTCCATCTCTTCAGGCAAAAGTCCAAAACCTAGATACTTAGCATGCAAGGCTCTTATGTCAAAAGAGTGGTTTAGTTGGTGACTCCAAGCAACGTCATGAATGTCTTCTTTATTGTATTGTTCTTTAATTTTTTCTACATTCTCTTCCCACAAGAATATTTTATTAACGTATGGATTATTTTTGAAAACCTCTGGGTTGTAAGTAATAATGTCTATTTTTTCTCTATAAGCTTTTGAGAGCTTTCTTAAAGAAGGGGTAGTAGAAAGAATGTCTCCTAGCCCGCGACAATGTATTAAATAAAGCTTTTTCATATCAACCTAGGTGAAAAAGTAGCACCAACTTCCTCTTTTTCACTCATCATGTCGTTATAACACTTTAAAGCCCAATTAGCTAACATGAGGGTTGTATAATTATCCTTTCGGGCTCTACTTGCTGAAGTACTCCTAGCTAAATGATGCGGTAAGTCAAAGCTTTGGGTTCCTTTGGCGGTTGACTTAACTTCTACCAACGCACACTGCTTTTTAGTTTGGTAAATCCAACTGTCTTGAAACTCAATCAAATCTAGGAGGTTGTCATGGCCAGTTTTGTCAATAGGTATCTTAGTTGACGAGACTCGATCAAACTGAGTTCCATGAGCAGTCACTCGGGAAGCAAACCATAGCTTCTTGTGGTCAATACATGCTTGTAGGTACTCATTAGCTTTTCTGAGCCAATTAGAGGTGAAGACTTGTTTAAACACTATCTTCTTGTCCTCAACGTTGTATTGGAACCTAGCCCTACGCATTTCTTTCTCATAGTCTATCCCCTCTTTGTCTGAGTCAAAGTCCATAAACTTTAACTCTGCTTTAGACTTGGAGAACCACTCCGACTCATTACAACTATCAATAAACTGATATCCAGCATTATCAATACATATAAACACAATATTAAAGTGCTCAACTAAATAATGTAAATATTTTATATGATCTTTTAAGTCTCCACCTGCTACCGCATAACTATGTACTAATGTACCATATCCTGTCTCTTCATCCAGCTCTAATAAGGACATAGCAAAGTAGTCAGAGCTTGGGCTATTACTAAAACTAGGGTCAATACCCAATATGTACTTTTGTCCGTCCTTACCAGAGATTCTAGAAGTTGGCGTTTGCCCATCAGGAATTGTGCAGTCATGCATCTTTTTAGCACTAAAATAACTGTCGCTACCATCAGTGAACTGTGCGCAGTACTCTCGTAAGAACGATGAGTGCGATTGACCACCGCTTTGCGCTTCCTCAATGATCGTTCCGTCAATCATTTCTTCTGGTAGGGCTTCATAGCTCATCTGGGAGATGAAGTAGCTTGCGTCACCTTTCTCATTAGACGTAATCTTAGTCATCCACTCCTTGTATGTCTTGTACAAGTTTTCAAAAGTAAATGATGCTGAGGATAGGGCTATCATCTTAGCTTTGTTCTCGAACACCATTCTGTCCTCTTCTTTCATTAAGCCTTTCTCGATTAGGTTATTTTCCATCTCTCTTATCTCTAAACGCTCTTTCATGTTTTGAGGAGCTACCAAGAAAGGCATGAGCACTGTTTTAATTATTTCTTCAGGCAGAAGTAGGAACTCATCAAGAACAAGTACATTAGCTCTGAATCCTCGAATCTTTTCACCACTCAACGGTATCGCTGTTATTGTTCCGTTGTTGACCTTCCATTCGTATGCGTCATTTCTTTTTGACTTGTGTCCAAATGCTTGAGCTAGTAGTTCAGCACCTTTGCTCTCAACGAACTTCTCTATATTATTAAAGATGAATCTAGCAGTACGAAAAGTAGGACCAGCAATAAGTATTTTAGTTTCTGGCTCAAATATACATTGTAGAAAACAGTAGACAGCAGAAATGAAAGTCTTACCGCAGCCACGGCCCCAAACACACATGCTAAAGTTTCTATTGAACATCCCCTTGAGTGTTATCTCTTGATATGGGGAAAGTTTGACTCCTGAAATAAGCTCTGTGGCTAAGCCTAAGTTCGCCCGCAGGAACTTAGCTAAAGTTATTTTAGCTTCCCTGTCTTCTAGTTCACCTTTGAGCGACAGAATGTAGTCATTAATGTCTTCTACCGTCTCAGGTTTATATTTTGTAGCTTCGTACCACATTAGTCTAATAAAGCAATAAGTATCATCATTAACACTATTGCAATCGCTTCTTCTTTTGTTAAACAGATCATAAGTGCCCTAAGTCGTAAGCTAGCTGCAGATCATAGTCTTGGAATGAACCTCCAGAGAATAAAAGTTTTTTAATTATCCTTTGGGACTCTGTTCTGCCTTTTACAAAAAGAAACTGAACGTCATGATAAGACTGTATTAAGTCTCTAATATTTTTAAATATAAATTCTGGACTAGCTTTAATCTTTTTCGATACATATGGTAGCCTATCGAAAGCTAGGCACTCGTTGATAGTTCTTTCGACTAGTACAATTATTGAACTTTCATTTTCCATCGCTCTTTCTATTTCTTTTTTGAATCTTTCTAGACCTCCGCTCATTGTCCCTATGAGGTCATTGATAGACTTTCTTTCTATATAGCAACCTACAGCTAGCTCTTCGTCATGTAGCGTATAGTCTCCGTAATCTAGTTTTTTGACTATAGTCGCTTCGGAGAATTTAATTGGTTTTTGCTCTCTCGTGTCTATAGCTATTTCTGTTGCTCCTTCTTTGATCATTTGATTCAGCATTCCTTCTGACGGATAAGAGCGGAATCTATTTTCGTAGCCTAAGCTTTTACAAAGTCCTCTATAATCTCCAAAGAGAGTTTCGTAATACTGAACTGGAGGACTCATTATACTCCTAAGTTCAACTTGCGTTGGGGTCAGGAATGACTTACCCTCTTCTATCCTTTTTTTGAGTATACCTTTACAATACTCTTTCCTCTTATCTTCTGTCTGTTGTTTGAGCCAAGCTTTAAGATTAGTTTTAGTATTGAAGTCTCTAGAGAAATAATAATCTTTGTTTTTGAACTTTATCATTTCCCCGGTATGTAAATCTTTTCGTGGGAAAAACTTTTGATAGTACTCAACCATTCTGATAGAATGAGTACGCAAATGCATATGTAGCCCTTTGTCGTCCGGAAATTCTTTATCGCATATAAGACACTTAGCCATTTAAAACCTCTTCTTTTGTTAGACCCATAATCCGAGCTTTAATTTCGTCAAGAGAAGATATTTTTTCTACTTCGTTTTCTAATGCTTTCTTTCTTACTTCTGCGAGCGCCACCATCTTCTTCCTGCTCTCTTCGTCCTTCCAAAGTTGGACAAGGTTTAGTATGCTGGCGTTCTCTTTTATTTGTTTGCTTAGTCTTGCACTTCTCTTCTCCTTCAGGCTCTCTAGTAGCTTTTGTTGTCTGTTAACGCATTGGTTATACTCTGTTTGAGCTGTATTAATTGATTCAACTAAACCCATAGAAATCCTAGCTCCTTCTGTGTCATCAGCAGCCTCATCCAAAAGTCTAGAAAGTCTTTCTATTCTTCTTTGGATATTAGCTGAGATAACCACTTCAGCAGATAAAACAATATACTGGTCAACTTCTTCTTGGGTAAGGTCAGACTTATTATGGGTATACCTTATAAACGAAGACTCAAAAAGCTCTCTGTCAGTGTCACTTCTATAAGTATTAATCTGATGACAAAATCTAAAAGTATTTAAATAATTTATTAAATTTTCTACTTCTGCTTTCTTCCTAGAATTTAAGTTCTCCTTGTCTAGTTTCTCGTCATGTACATACTTGTTTATTCTTGGTATAGCCCTGTCTATTGATTTGGGCGCCTTATAGTCTCCTGACTCTTCTTCTTCTGCTTGAGTTACAAGCCCTTCTTTAGCTTGGAAGTCTCTCACAGCTCTGCATTCTATGCTTAGAAAGGTAAGCTCGGGATTCTTAGTAATGTATCTGGCTATTTCTAGAGGAGACATAATCTCATTACCAGAGGAATCCCGGCTATTGTTCCTAATGAACTCTACTTGGTCTTCCGACAGTTCAAAATTATCTGTCTGTTTTACGTACTCGTTAGACGGACGAGCCTTTATCTTTCTTGACGCTAAAAACTTTTTGACGGCTTTGCCCTCTTTGCTTCTTCCGTCTTTACCCTTAAAGCCTGCGCCTTCTTGTATAAGTTCAAGTAAGGACGGTGCGTTGTCTTTTTCGCACCCATTCCACATATCCAAGAGGTTGTCAATCTGCTCTTGTGTTAATTTAATTTCTTCGCTCATAGGAAATCCACCTCGCCTTCTTTTATTAGTTTTTTAACTTTTAAGATTATTGACTTTTTAATGTTTTTTATTTGCTTATACCCGGGGCTTCTATTCTTCTCTGATGTCTTGTACCCCATCAGCTTAGCGACTTCTGCTTCTGAGAGATTTTTGATGTACAAGTTTTCGTATATTTTCCATTCTATCGGCTTTAGGTATTTTGGCAGAACTTGGTTTAGTTTTCCGAATGCTAAATCTATATCTAGCACAGAGTCTTCTCTCATGTTACCTAAGTCTTGCTGGTGGTTCTCTAGAGAAACGGGAACTTTTACATCGTGAGCTATTTTTTTACTTTTTTCCCAATGGGCGTACAAGGGGCAGTCGGCACATTGCTTTTCGTATATTACGCATAAATCTCCACCTTCTGAAGCAGCGCATTTTAAACAAGGACGAGCATAATTGCCGTAGTTGTTTCTAATTAAATTTTTTATCTGATTAGTGATGATTCTATTAAGCCAAGGAGCCAAAGGCTTAGCTGGATCATATAAGTGCCATTTCTTATAGATATGAATCCTAAGAATTTGAGAAATATCATCAAAGTCCATCCAAGTAATAGAAGTTAACTTCCATTTAGATTTCCTCTTCTTTATTTCTTCATCTATAGTATCTATGAAATCTTCAAAGTCTTTTTTATCTACCGCCATTAGCCGCCTTCCCTAAGGCTTCCGGCTTCTCTTTGAAATTGTTCCATGAATTTCTTTTTGCTTTGCTTTGGGGCGCTTGATTTCATCTCCGTAGGAATGAACTCGTTTCCACTTTCGTCAGAAACGCTCATCAAGTCTCCAATTGATGCTTTTTGAACTTTTAATGAACCTTGTATATCAAAGTCTAGTCCAGAGATGTCAGGAACACTCAAATTTTCTTCTTCGTCTTCTAAATTAACTTGTTCTACCACAGGCTTAGCTACAACTTTCTTAACAGGAGCAACTTTTCCAGTTAAAGTGTTAGCGCCACAAGAGGAACAAAACTTAGGTTTGTTACCTGCTTGAAACTCCATAAGAGCACCACAGTTCATGCAATAAGCCTTCATAGTTAATAATAATACACTTTTATAGATAAAACGCTATGATTATTCTAAAGTATTAACTTTTTTGACTATATACTTTAAAATATCTGAACGAACAATATCTTCTTCGCCAAACTCAAAAGTATGTATACCGTTGTCTTTAGACTCGTCATCGTTAAATAGCTCTTTAAGCCTCACAAATGCCCCTCTGTTGCCGTTTTTAAGGTCAGTCTGCATTGGGTCAGCACAAATAAATATTTTGCTGTTGTGGCCAATTCTCGTGAGGAAAGTGATAATTTCTTTAAGCGTGCTGTTTTGGCATTCGTCTAAAATTAGACATTTTCCATTCCAGCTCATTCCTCTGGAGAAGTTGATTGGGTAAGTCGCGACTCTCTCCTCTTTTTGCAAGCGTTTAATATCTGCTTCAGATAGAAGCTCGTTAAGCTTATCAATAAAGGGTAAGTTGAAATAATGTAATTTAGTGTCCGCATCTCCGGGTAGGAAACCTAATCTCGCGTCAGAACTTTCTACTGCAGACCTTACATACACTATTTCAGAAACAGCTTTTTTGTTTAAAAGCCTTAACCCAGCATATACAGCAAGCATAGTTTTAGAAGTTCCAGCTGGGCCAGTTGTGAAAACAATGTTCGTAGAATCATCTAAGGCTAATTTTATGAAATCTTTTTGTTTTTCTGTCCAATTTAGATCTTTGATATGAAAATGATCTCTTAGCGCTTCTCTTTGGTAGATCGAAACACTTCTATCTACCCCGACACCCTTTGGGCTAATCTCTAAGTCATCAAAAGACTCAAGGACAGCCCTAGTCCTTACTTTAGGCATATCATTTAATAATACACCAAAATAAAAACAGTGTAATATAAAATATGGCCAATGAATTAGTAACACCCCAAATGAAAGAAATGTTTGAGGATTTAATCGGCACCTACGGCTGGTTTATCCTTGCAGGCTTTTTGGCTGTACTCTTAAAAGATGCTATACACAAAGCAGCCGAAGGTTTTATGGTATTTATGGGGAAGGACTTCCAAAACGACGACATTCTATATATTTCCGGAAGGCAAGCGCGTATAGTTCGCGTCGGTTTTTTCAAGACTATTTTTTATATGACAGACCGCAAAACTAAGATGGTCGTGCCAAATGACAGGTTAAAAATGCTGGTTGTAGAAAAAACTTTACCTAAAAACGGAGGCTTTCCTTATTTGTTTAAAGCTGGAGAAGCAGGGTATGAAGAACAAAATGAAATTCTTAAACAAATGAATGAAATACCGAAGACAAGTAAAAAAGACAAAGTGTAATATCTAACATGGGAGATATACATGCTTTAGCCATAAATGGCAATTTAAAAGGTATAAAGCAGGCTTTAGGGAATAAGAGACTTCTTTCTTCTCTAGATGACGAAAAAGGCTGGAGCCCGCTTCATTACGCAGCCAACAAAAGTAAAGCAAAAATAGTGCAAGTAATCCTAGACGCAGGGATAAATCCTAATATAAAAAGTAAGCCACCCGAAGGTCAAAAGCAAAACGATTGGAACCTAGCTCTAGAAGATAATAAAGAGAACAAAACCCCAATAGTTCATCCTATGGACGTCGCAGAAGGACCTCATCGAACTAAGATACTAAATAACCTAATAGCTAAAGGTGGAAAGTTTTGCGCGGAAGATTTAAACTTGCATCAAGCAGTTCAAGTGCAAGATATAGATGAGATAGAGTGTCTACTAGAAGATGATTCTATAAAAATAAATGAAAGAGATGGTCGGGGCTGG